TGAATACCGTATCTTTCGCGCCCTCCGGGTCTTTTAACCCCTTGGCTACGAATCTTTGCTTGGAATTGTCCTGAATGTTTCTCAGTTTCAGCGTGGCTAAATCTTCGGCGGCTTCTTCAATCACCACGGCACGGGATTTAGGACGGGCAGAGGAAAGGCGGGCCATTAAGTCTGCTTGACCTTTAGACCTGACCCCCGGTTCCCCCTTGCCTTGCAGGACGTTATGAATCCCGGCCTGGTCATCGAACATGGCAAAGAGTTCGTGGATTTCCGCGAAGATGTTGGGCGGAAAATCAGCAGACATTTTCTCAGGCTTGCCGGCACCGGGAGGGTTAGAGATGAAACCTCCGGCTTTGCGGTAGGCCAATCCCTTTTCTTCAACGAGCCCGGTCCAGCCGGGGAAAGCATAGGAAGGGTCTACTTGCCTTTCCATCAAGTCCTTGACCTGCGACAGTCTTAGCGTAAGCCAGTCCTGCAACGCGGTTAGACGTGCGACGAAAGACTCTCCCCAAAAATAGTCGTAGCAATTATGTTCAGGGGCTAGTTTGACGAACGGCAGAGCGCCTTTAATTCCCACATTCACGCGGTCGTAAATGATGACGTTGGGATTGGCGACGGTGACCATTTGATAGTCGTTTTCTTCGTCGTTCCAGACGTACAACTCGAACATATCAATGAGGTCGGCATCTACCTTCGGGGCGTAGTCGTAAGAGCCCAGACCCCCGGCAGTTAAACCGGCCTCAACCGAACCACCTCCGCCTGTACTCGTCGTTGTGGAAATTCCAGCGGAGAGGATGAGTCGAGACATTCCATCGCCAAACGAAGGGCCGGAACCTTCACCAGCACCGGCACTTACTTGGGCAAGGATCGCGTCTTTCCTCGGGTTTCCCTCAAGGTCGGATTCAAGTTGTGTTTTGGTCGTGGTGTAGCAATGAACTACGGCCTCTTGATCCGTGATTTCAGGGTTATCTTCCCTCAAAACACCAAATTGGTGAGGCTCTACAAGGTAAGTGCGTGACGCCTTTTGACCCGAATCCCATATTTCCTTGAAGATCATCGAACCGAATACGAGGGACCACTTTTCACCTAGACCAAAGATCAGGTGGGTTTTGGTCTGCTTCCATTGGTCCGAGATTTCCGCCTGCATCGGCGGGACTTTTAATACTTCACCATCGGGGGCCGTTACGCCGAGATGAATGGAAAACTTGGTTGAAGCCGGGGAATAAATGAAGCTCGATAGGGTGTCTATCGTTGAAGCAATTTTGTTGTACGGAGCCCCGGAATCGTCCTGACTGCCAAAGAGGTAGTAATTTCGCAGGAGTTTGTAGAATTCAAAACGCTCCTGGCGGGTAGCGAGACAGTTTCTGACCGTATCCTCGTAGAACTTCTGACGGGCTCCGGGTTCCTTGGGGATTATCACGCGGCCTTACTCGGCAATTTGCCCTTCATCTGCTGCTCATGGCGTGAAACCGTAAGCTCCCCGGCAGGGGGCAGGACTCTTTGGGTGATACCGAGTTCTGTCGCCGCGAGCCTCATGCCGTGGGGTACGGTTTCCTTCTGGCCGTTGGCCTTGGTTACGGTGAATGGTTGTGCTGTCTGTGCGGTCAGTTGCCCCATGTCCATGCCGAGCTTCTTCTTAACGTCATTACCCCAAAGCAATTCAGAGCCGACCGGGTGCTTGATCGAAGCTTCTCCTGCCTTCGCAGTTTTGAAGTCCGTCTGCCCGTACGCTGCGGCGAGTTTCGTGATTCCCTGTTCGTGGCGTTTGACGAAATCCGACTTTAGACCTACGGGAGTTAGAAAAACACGCTGAACATTCTGGGAATTGCAGCCGAGCTTGGGGCAAATGGCGTGCGAGCCCTCAAAGTGGCCGTGCTTTTTGCATTCCCACTCTTTCAGAACAGACAAGGCAACCCCTAATCAAACTTCAGTTTGTTGGCGAAGAAATCTACTCTAGGCATGGGCTTTTTGGCAAGGGGCTCTGTTGGCGTAGCCCTTCGCCATGTTTTCTTCCGGTTCTTCATGTCCACCATCAATTCAATCAGGCCCATGTCCAGAAGATAGAAGAATTGGCTTAATTGAATCTGCCAGTTATCGGTGATCAGAAGCTGGCCGCGTTCCATCTGCGCTATCAGGGTCACGTCCACCGAGAACCAATGCGAAACATCTACGAGTGTACAGGTCGGTCTAAAGGGAGCCCCCTTCTTTCCCTTCTGCACCATGCGCGTAAGTCTGCGGCGTATCCAGTCCTTCGGCATCAACGTCTGTTCGTGCAGGGTTTTCATCGCCTCGGCATCTGGATATTGCGCTGCATGAAGAATCTGTGGACGGACTTTTCCACCGGGTTCAGCATCTTCGGCGCGTCTTTCGGTCGGCTCTCAATCGCATAAGTCCGGTTCGTCGCCTCTAACTCCCGCTTGATATAGTCGTTCCAAGCAATGACACCGATACCCAGAGCAATTACCAAATCATCCTTCGCCCTCCCCTCCCCGCCGATCTGGTCTCCGTCTCGTCTGATGTGCCTGAACTGCGCTACACAAGCAGGACTGTTTACTTCGATCATCTCCCGCTCAAAGTAGCTGCGGAAGGTGGACATCATCCTGAGTTTTTCTTTGGAGTTCGTCTGCCATTGGTAGGACAAACCACCAAAAACTGAATCAGGCTTTCTCCACAGATAGTCCCGTTGCTTGCCGATTACGTCATAGAGGTTGGAATTAGCCGGAGTCCGTGGACCGGCGTAGCGTTTCAGGTTCTGCAACTCATTGAACACCGCCCCCCCAGGCCCTTGCATCTCCAGAATCACCATGCAGGGCTGATTGGGGGTGGAGTAAGAACCTGCCAGGTGCGCAAGTATCCACGCAAACTGCGCTTCGGTAATGGAGTCCGTGGCGTATTGGGCGACTTGGACGATGCGATCCGAAAAGCATCTGAGCACTTGGATTGCAAATTGGTCTGCCCATTCGGAGGAACCGTAGGCCGGGTCTCCTGCGATGACGTAGATACCATCAGGGTCAGGGGGTGCCCACATCTGGAGTTCTGAATTCACTTCGTTGGTATCGAGAAACTGTGTTTGTTCAAAGTGCATACCGAACTTGTATCTGAAGTGCGCCGGTATCTGCTCTTGGGCTCTTGAGAATGCGAGGTTGACCCGTTCGACGGAGAAGAACTTTGAGCCGGTAAGCTGGAATGCGTACTGCTCCGTTGGAGGATATTCCTGCATCATCGTGGTTTCGTCTTTGATATCCTCCGCGAGCTTCCAGCGCCACCAAGCGATCTGTTTATCATCGAGACTGACACCGTAGAGTTCGGTTATCTCCGCTAACCAGACCATTTCGTCCGAGGTCGGTTGACCGTCCCAATACGTCTTGTAGGCGACGGTGTTTCTCTCCAAAGAATAGAGTTCGTTCCGCCACCAGCCGATAAAAATAGCTTTCTGAGTTACTGATTTCTTCGCGGTCTCCCACATCTCGTACCAGTGGTTATAGCCTCTCGCCGTGGATTCCCAGATGTAAAGTCTGTTTGGATTTGTCTCTGCCAAGGTGGAAACAAAAGACTTGAAGCCTTCCTCATCGCCCCATGAACTACATTCGGTCGCGTGCAGGTAGTTGGCGGAGGAAGCTCTACCTAGGTCTGAGCCTTTCTTCTTACCGGCAACGAAATAGCCCAAGCGGGAGCGGTTTCCAAGGATCATTTCGGATCGATTGTGAGTCTCGATCCCGCCCTTCACCCTCCATCCGGGAGCTAGAGACCGTATATACATTTGCATCGTGGAGCGAAACTTGGTCTTGTTATCGTCAGAATCAGTAACCAACGCGCCTTGCAAGCCCTTGTGAGCAAAGAGCCAGTAGAGGGTGAGGGCCAGGGTGATTGTTGAAATACCTTCCTGCCTTGCCTTCAGAACAACGAAATTGTGAATCCCTCTTTCTAACCCCTTGGCGACTTCCTCCACCAAGTAACGCTGCGTACCTAGCCAGCGAAGCGGAATTTGGCCCTTTTCCTTGCTATCAATGCGGAGGGATTCGCAGAACTTGCGGAAGTGATCTTGGGAGAATACGGCCATGTCAAAAAAAACCCCCGCGACACCGGCTCAGGGGGAGGAGGAGAACGCCGGTGCGCGGGGCAAGCAGGCGGAGATCAGGAACGAGCATACACCACGACACGGCGTATGCCTAGCCACCTGAGAAGCCTTGGGGCCAGTGGCCTTTCGCCTCGCAACATCTTGTTGACGTAGGCTCTAGAGAGGCCGACTTCAGCGGCGTACTCGGCATCCGAAGCATAGCGATAACGCTCGCGCTTCATCTTCCTGCGGACTTCGGATTCCTTCAGGAGTTTCAAGGCGCGGCTCTCAAAAGCTTCAGCATCTCGCGTGCCGGGCCGTAGGCGTGAACGGAGCCGAATTCCTCGCGCAACTCGAAAAGCGGAATTCCCTGAACGTAATCGCCTTTCAGCATCAGGAGGAGGGAGAGATTCATCTGCGCTCCGGCGTAACCTAGCTCCGTAGCCCTCCGATAGTTCTTTTCGGCTTCGCCAAGTTTAAGCAAAGCTCTTTGGGTGTTGGCGAGGTTGTTTCTGCCTTCCGCAGTTTCCCGCATTTCAACCGCTTTCAGATAGGCTTCCTCTGCCTTCTCCGCTTCACCGGCTTGTTCGTACATAACCCCCATGTTGTACATGAGGTCGGCAAAGCCTGGGTCCATTCTCAACCCTTGCTCAAAGGCTTCTCTTGCTTCCTCAAGTTTGCCCATTTTACCCAAGGCTTCTCCGAGACTGAGGTAGTGAAGGGGTAAGGGGGTGAGCTTGGTGAGTTCAGCGAACATCTTGGCGGCGAGTCTGTGATCTGACACCGCCATAGCTGCTACTCCGATAGCGTGCATCCTCTGCACGGCGTAGATTGAATCGGCGTTAGGGGCTTTCCAGTCGTCGGGAGATTTGGTCATGGTTCGCATCCGCAGTGGCGTTTGTTCTTGCAATCGACGCGCGTGCCTGTGTCGCTCGACAGGGGATAGGGACACATTTCCACGGGCGCCTTGGGTTCCTCCCGCAATGGCGTGGGAGCATCCATCGGTGTCGAAGGAGACGCGACACCGAACCACCGGAGGAACGCCCTGAGAGGATTCATCCCGCCGCCACGGTAAGCGCCACGGCGCGCCGGTAGGAGTCGTCGTGCATCTTCATCTGCCGAAGTTCGCGTTCAACCTGCGAGATCACGCCGGCCCAGTCGCCGGGCTTCGGTTGTCTGAAAACTTCAACGGATTCGTACCACGGCGAATACTGACCCAAGCCCCAGCGCCATTCTGATTCGTAGGCTTCGAGTAACCACGTTACTTTCCCCATTGCTCCGGCCAAATGAGGAACCGCTGTATCGGTGGAGATGACAATATCAAGTCTGTCGATCAATGAAGCGGTGTCGCACAAGTCCCAGCAATCGTCCATGACGTCCGCAATGCCGGTGTTGGTGGCCGTGGTG